GGGTTGCTGGTGAATTAGATGTTGATGGATATGCAAATTTCGACAATTCTTTGGGAGTAAAAGTTGATCTTACTGTAGATAATGATGCTAATATAGGCAATGATATTTATGTACAAGGAAATATAGATACTAATGGAAATATAGGATGTGGCGGGGACATAAATCCTACTGGCAATGTTAATGGCAGTGGTGACGTAAGTGCAGACGGCTATCTTATTGCCAAAGAGGGATTGCTCATAGAGCAAATGTCAGTTCCCCCATTCCAAGAACTGGGAACTTCTTTTTTATATGGTTCTTTAGATGATGGCATTGTAGAGCTAGCACACTTAGATGAAATTGGGGGTGAAACATTACTAACACAAAATGGAATGGTTGGTCTTAGAGGAGCCGCACAAAATAATATAGTTTATATTGGTGCTGGTGGATATCCTGCCCCAAATATGTTTGATGGTTATGATATTGGATCACGATTTAATAATTTCACAGATGCTATTAACGCAATAGAGGGATATGGCTCTGGTGATGAATTTACACTTGTTTGTTTAGACAATAGCACATATACTGAATTTTTAGATATCCCTCAATATATAAATGTCTACGCTCCAAATGCTATTTTATCTACGCCCAATGGAATATTTGGTGTAGACTATGCTGTTAAAATAAACAGTAATTCAAAAATTGTTTTTGGACAAATTAACCCTGGTAATAATGTTGGAGCAGTATTAAGAAATAATTCAGCAAGCTTAACAGATGATGCTATAGTTGAAGTTGACTCAGTAAGACTTCAGGGTCAATCTGTTGGATTTTTAAACTTAGATTCTGGCACTAATGAAGTTTTAAATATTAAGTGTAATAAAATCACTGTTGACAATAATGGATTTGCAATAGGATCATTGATTGTTGGATTGGGTCATACAATAATTGATATAGGATCTATATATTTAAATGGATCAAATTCATATGGTATTGCTCAACTTTCTGGTATAATTAGTGGAAGAGTAAGTTCTATCGAAGGTGTGGGAAATAACCAGACAGGAGTTTATGTAACTTCTGATTCTGTTAATGTAGATATTAATGAAATTGTTACAGACGTAAGATATAATTTACAAGGTGGTGAGTTTCGCTCATTTATAAATAATGCTGAAGGAACAAAAGTAGTTATGTTAGGTGCCGAGGCTTTAGTAACATATGCTGGGCAATTAACCCCATATTCTTTTAATACAATACAGGGAAGTGTTTCTTTGTTAGAGGCTGATGGTTATGGGGCCACGTTAGTAGATACGGCATTGGGGAATGTCACAATTACGTTGCCTGAAAATGAATCATTAATGAGTGGATCTTCATTAATATTTAAAAAGACAGATATTTCTGCTAATAATATGATTATAGAAGGATATGGAGGAAGGCAAATAGATGGTGCGGCCAATTTAAGTACAAATATTCAATATACATCATATACTTTAATGAATGATGGTTATGAATGGAATATAATTTAGGAGTTGGAAATGAAATTTAAAGAAAAAATGCAATCTAGAAAGTTTATGTTAGTTATTCTTATAATTATTATGGCAACTCTTGGTGCTTTTATTCCACCAATTGTAGGAATATTTGGAGTAGCCTTAAAGATTTTATCTGGTGCAGAATGGGTAACAGTAGTAAGTCTAGTAATATCTGCATATATAGCAGGTAACTCTTGGCAAAACAGAGCAGAAATTAGTGCCGGTACAGTTGAAGATACTCACATAAGAACAATTATTCAAGAAAAAAAATCCGATGTGGCTTCTGATGAAGAATTTGAAAATAAAGAAGAGGCAGAAGCATAAAAAAGAGAGGTTAATAAAATGACTAGTCCTTATCCATCAAGATTTAATAGTGATGTGGAAATTCCTAGAATTGATGACAATATAACAGAAATCGGCGGAAGCGCAATAAACGGATTAAGAGATGCGGTTTTCGCAATAGAGAGAATCCTTGGTATAAATGTACATGGATCAGCAACTGATTTGGTTACAAGACTTAATCAGTCGCTTGACGTTAATGGAAATTTAAAAGCTTCAGCAATAACAACGCTTTGGTCTGGTTCTCCAATTGTAAATGCTCATGTGGGAAATAATGCTGGAATTGAAGAAGTTAAACTCGATCTTGATTTTGGAACAACACAATTAAAAACTTGGATTGATACTCTCAGAGTTCGTGTTAATACTTTATTTCAACAAGTCGCACAAGACATAAGTAATTTGGCCCAACACACAAGTATTCCAAGTAGTTTTGGTAGACATCGCACATCAGATATTGATGGATATCTGGCACCATATGATGGTTATAATGCTCAAGGTATTCTTTCAGATATATTTAACAGATTAAATCAACATATTGCTCATGGAATCAATCCAACAACTGAAATAGGTGCTCACACAGCAGCCTCTATATCTGCCGATGATACAACTTTCTTTAGCGCAAGAGGAAATGATGTACAAGAAGTTTTAGAGTCTCTTGATCATTTAGAAATGAGAGAACTTACTAGACATAGGGATAGGCAACATAGCAACGGTATCTTAAATACGCAAGAAACATTTTATAATAATACACAATATGGTGTTACTGTTGTAGCGTCAGCAGCCATTGAACTTCAAACAGTTGGATATAAATTTATTAGATATACGGCACCTCCTGTAGGATTTAGTAATATTCAGCGGGATGATGTTATTGTTATTTTAAATGGAGCATCTACTTATGTTTTTAAGGTTGATAGAATTGATACTGTTGGCCTATTTGATTTTGTATATATTCAGGGATCTTTGCCAGCAGATTTAATTGCTGCTGCCACTGTTACTGTTTATAGAAATACAGAAGAAGTATCTTCGCCCTCAGTATTGGCCAATGTTATAAAAGATAGAACTCTTGGCGCTCCAAAAATTGTAACTCTTGTTCATCCTGGAGCCCCATATGTTGTTGGAAGTGGTTTAAATCCCGGTCTTATTGCAAATGGTTCAGTTGAAAATATAAGAATTGATTGGAGTACTGGGACTTATACGTTTGATTTAGAGACAAGATTAGCTGCCATATCAACAGCAGAAGATTGGGCCCCACAGATCATAGTTAATACTATGAATACAGAATTTGTAGATCAGAATCTTCCTTTAGTTGCTTTTTTATATGAAAATGAGATTGGAATTGCATTAGATGAACCATTACAAGATGGATATGTTGGAATTGCAGCGCCAGCATCTAATTCTGCATGGGCTGCGCTGGGATTTTCTGAAGGAGTAACTTGGTATACTCATACAGAAAGAAAAACTTATGTTGATGGTTATGAGGGAGTAGGTATGTCGTTGCTAATTGATGAAACAGCAACTTTAGCGCCTGGAGGAGCAACTATAACTTTTGTAACTACAACGCCTTTATCATTAGGAGTAACTATTGGTAGTCTTGTAAGAGTCGTAAATGGAACAGATGATGGCACATATTTAGTTTCTAGCATTATAAATAATGTTATTACAGTCATAAATGCTGCAGGGTTTATTGGTAATAGTGCAACAATAAAAGTTTATGCTGATACTTTTTATGATGCTCCCGCAACATCAAGAACTCTTTATGAAACATATGTTGATATTTCAAAAACTGACGATACTCTTTATTTTAGAGGAGCTCCAAGAGTACAATACACTGATAATGTCGTTGTTGGCCAAACGCTCGCAGATAAAGTGAGCATTATTGCCGTTTCTAGAAATTTTACTAAAAACACTGTAAGAGTTGTTTATGATGTTTCTGAAGACACATTACAATTGGGAGAGCCAGTCGGAGTTCTCGTAGGCTTATCTCCGGGAACTGAAGGACCAACTGTAGATGTTCCGGCATCTCCAATTGGAAAAATTTTTAGACTTTATGATAATTCAAGAACAGCATATATCGAAGTTCAGGTAATAACTCCACTTGGTGCTTTTGATGGTATTTTAGATTGTGATGTGGAAGATAGAATTAGTGAAGAGTTTCATCTTCAAACAGGAACCGTTCTTTATAATTTAACTACATTTACTAGTTTAACTGATAGTAGACTTTTTGGAACTATTGGAAGAGCAGATGTTAGAACAGATTTTATAAGAGACTATACTTCTTATCCGTTATCAAGAATAAGAGGAAATGGCATTATATATGGATTTAATGTTGCGCCTCAAGGGTCAACGTCTATTGATGCCTATGGTGGAGAGATTTTAGTTGATGGGTCTGTTAAGAATGTAGGAACAAAAACTATTAATATCCCAAATGTTGCCGGTGTAGTTACTTATAATTTATTTGTAGATAATAATGGAGAATTTAATTTTCTCATTGATAATAGAGAATTTAATTATACTCCTTCGCTTGCAGAAATTATTATAAGCGAAGATAAAACTATGATTGCCCAAGTTGCCGTAACTGCTGGGTCTATTGACGCAATTACAGATTATAAAAGATTTGTAAATAATTTAGATGATAAGATAGAACTTATTGTTGGAGATGATGACACATGTGGGAATTTTGCCACAATAGGGGCAGCAGCTAACTGGATTAATGCAACTTTAGCAAATTTACCAATGGCTAAAACAATAAGAATAAGAGGGGATATAACATATAATGTTTCTGATCTTGGGACTACTACATTGCCTAATGGTATAACTCTTGTTGGTGATACAAGATTTGGCTCAAAGATAACTGTCACAAATAATACTGCTGGTACTGCCGTATTACTTCCTCAGGACAGTTGTACTATTAAAAATATTGCTTTTGAGGCTGCGGCGGCTCCAAGCGTAACAGACATGTCTAATGGTTTCATTGGAAGTAGTACTGCCGATGTTGATGATTTAAAAATAGAAGGATGTTCTTTTACATATCCTTCACAAAGTGCAGATTTTTTTGGTATTGTTGTAGACAAATTTTTTGGCTTAAACATAAAAGATTGTAATTTTAAAAATTGTGGAACGGCAATAACAAATAGTTCAACTGCCTCAATTTTTGACATATCAAATTGTTATTTTGAAGATTGTTTTGATTATGGCATTTTATTAAATTATGTTTCAAATGGAAGCATTCATCATAATCAAATGAGATTTACGACGTTAAATACAACTGGCAATGCTATAAAAATTAATTCTGCTTTTAGAATAAATATGACAGATAATATTATTTCATCATTTGTATCAAGTGTTCCACTTGCCACCAGGGTAATGATTTATATAGATACTGCCAGTGTATTTACTAATATTAAAAACAATATGCTCATAAATACATCAGCCACTAATCAGGGATTCGGGCTTGGAATATTTTATGGAAATAGTGGCAGTGCCTCTTTTGATCATTATTATGTAGATATTGTAGGCAATAAGTTACAAAATTTTTCAGGTCTTGCTGCGATACAAAAGGGAATTAGATTATTAAAAACATCTAAGGCAACAATTAGAGGTAATCATATATTAAATTCTAGAAATGCTATAGATATTGCCGATGCTGATGACGAATGTGCTAGAATATCTATTATTGATAATGTATTAGAAACTGTAGATAGCGCGGTTAATATATTGCGAGTGAGGAATGCGAGCACATATCTTTTACGAATTATTGGAAACCAATTTTACTCATCAGAAGGTGCTCCTGCTGGCCATTTAGTCAGCATAACAGGTTTTGGATATGGAGTAATATCAAATAATATTTTTGATTTTGATGGCGCAACTAACTTTAGTGCTCTTTATGTCGATATGGCGCAAATGATTATTTCTAATAATTCAATTTGGGGCGCAGATTTTAACAGTGCCGCAAATGCTCCCATACAAGTAGATAGTAATAATTGTAATATTATTAACAATAATATTGTTGGTCCTACAATTACAGCACCAGCAAGTATTGGAACTGGTACTAGATCTGGTGGAGCTGTTGATGGCTATGCTGGCGCAAATAATGTTGATCTATTTAATAAGGAACAAACATATTATGCCATTCTTCCAGTATCACGAACTATTTTCGGTCCTGGACTAAATTGGGCACACTTCCTTGCAGGTGTAGGCACAGGTTATGAAAAACCAATTCTTGTTAATGCTGCTGGTGTTGCGGCACAGGTATTAAATATAGAGTTTACCAATGCTGATATTCCTACTGGCGCAATAATATCAAAAGTAGAAGTAAGTGTGAGTTATGCTGTTGTTGGAGATATATCTGCTGCGCTACATAAGACAACTTGGACTGATGCTGGCACAACTGGAGCAACACTCATTTACCCAACTGCTCCTGTTGCAAACATAATTACTCTGGACTTGGGAGCTACTCAAGTTATGCAAACAGATGCTATATATACAGTTGTTATTTATCCAGGAGCTGTATTTACAGGTCCAATAACTTTTCGTGGAGCTAGAGTAACATATATACTATAAGGAGAAAACATGGAAGAAAAGTCGGCTTTTGATCTTTTATCGGAATTATATAATGGACAAAAAGCTTTAAGTACAAGAATGGTTAATTTGGAAGAGGCACTTTTACTAATACTTAAAGAATTAAGAGAAAAAGAGGATTTGCTTAAAACAATCCCTGAAGAAAAAAGGAAGGAGTCTTTTGTTATGGAAACTCCTCAAGAGATGCCAAAAGTAGAAGAGCCTAAGGAAAAAGTTGCTAAGAATATTAGGGTTGTTGGTAAAATTAAAAATGATCAAGACAAGGGACTGGGTGGTGTTGTGGTCCAAATATATGATATAAGAAATAACATTATTAAAACTACTAAAACAAATAAGGCGGGACAATATTTTAGTTTTCTGCCTCCAGGAAAATATACGGCGCATTATATAAACGAAAAACCAAAAATTGACAAAAATATTAATTTTGAAATAGAGTTAAATGACAAAGAGGTTAGAATTTAATGGTTCAATCAACTTCACATAGGGTATATACAGATTTATTTGACCTATATAACTTTGTGTCTCAAACAGCAGTTGCTCAAGGTAAGAATCTTTTAATAGATACTTTGAGGGAGCATTTTAGGCAAGACACAATCTACACATATAGAACGAATGCTTATGGATTTCCTTTAACGCCCAATGTTACAGATTTACCTCCTGATATTCAAGAAGATAGAACGACTAGGATACATATTGGAGACATCTTTAGAATGGATAAACGTTATTGGCCATCAATAACAATAAGACATTCAAGTGCCAGATATAAACCTGTAAGTTTTAATCAGAATGACCAAACAACAAAATATCGTGTTGATTTGGTGATGGACGGTTATGGAAATGAGTCTTATGTGAAAGTCCCCACCCATAAGGTTATGGCTGGTGCTTGGGATCAGACATTTGAGGTAAAAATATCTGCCGAGAGTATTCCTGACAGAGAAGAATTGGCCGATATAGTTTCTGTATTTTTAATTAATGTTGCAAGAGAAAAATTACATAAGGCTGGATTGTTTATTAAAAGTGTATCTTTGGGGGCTGAATCTGAAGAAAAATACGCCAATGATAATGTTTATATACAGTCTATAAATGTTGATTGTTATTCAGAGTGGAGAAGAGAGGCACCAATTAGTAATTTAACAGAAGTCATAAACTTTTGTTTTGAGTATGGCCTTTTTAATGTAGATTTTGGGTTCAATGGTTCTAGTGTGACTGATCAATTGATATTATCATAAAAAATATTTTTAAGACATATCTGCCCATTCTCTAATGGTTTTACAATTCTTACAAAGCAAAAAATAATCTTTCAGTTTTTCTGTCAACTTTTCTATAGACAAATGTTGTATTTTACTTATTGGGAAACTTTTTTCCCCATTGTAAAACATGAAAACAGGTATTGGGAAAATATATCCACAATCACAACAAGATCCGCCCTTCATTTCAACCAAGGTGTGTAATTTTTCCTCTGCTTTTATTTTCTTAACTTTGTGTTGACATATTTTACAATAAGAGGCAATCCTATTGTTAATATTATAGAATTCGTCAACTTGTTTAACTTCTTCACATCTTGGGCAATATGATTCATTTTTGTTAGTTTCTATAATATATTGCCTAGTATTTCTAGATCCTATAGGTGAACATTCGGTACAAAACTTTCTAGAAGTAAGTCTGATAACTTTATTTTTTACTTTAATTTTTGATGGTATCTTTTTTTTACAATTTAAACATTTCATATTATTATATTCATTTATTAATAGTATCTTTTATGGCTTTTTTTAAGTGTAAGATTTTATTTATCAATCCTAAAAGTTCTATTAATAATAACACATATTCTTGAAGAGTTTTTATGTTCACAGGAGGATTTTAAACAATGGCAAACTTTCCAGGAATATCAGGTTATATTCAACCAACTACAATATCTCGTGTTCGCACACTACAAAGGGCTTTATCTATCCCCGGTGGTATAAGAACTTTGGCGATTATAGGAGAAGGAGCAAGAGAAGAAACTATTATAGAATCTGCCCAAGGTGGCGGAGCTGATGGCTTTAAGCCAGATTATACTACTGTCGCAACATCAAGTGATGGCTATGGTAGATATTTTACATTTGCTAACACAAATCTTGTTTCTGGAAGAACAGAGTTATATTTAAATAGCCAACAATTAAATGTTTTGGAAGAAACAATTGATGTTACAACAACTTTTGATGATGTATATGACGCAAGAGTTGATACTACTCTAGGTAGAATAGAACTACAGGGGGCTTCACTAGAATATCAGGGTGGAAGCCAATATTTAGCATCAACGAGTAATAGGGGAGATGGTTATCTTTCTTCAATCAGTGTACAAGATGCTAATGCTCCTGGAGAAACTTGGACTGTTAAATGTATTAGCACAATACAAGATGGTAATGGAAATCCAATTCGTGGACAAGCAACCTTTACTGCGACCGGAAGTGTATCTGGCCAGCAAGTAGATTCATATGGGCAAGTTTATCAATGGCAGAGTGATGGTTATGCTGTTAATAATGGTATATTATCTTTTTCAATTTTTAACTTAGCCCCTAATGCTGTATTTCAGGCAGGAGACTTTTATACTATAAATGTTGCCAGCAGAGTATTACAAAATCGTGATCAGCTTACTGCAAGTTATATTGCCACTATAGATTTAGAAGATCCGGAATCTTTTACTGAGCCTTCTCAATTATTTGCAAAACACGGCCAAGCAAGTGAGGCAAATACCCTTTCACTAGCCGCACAAATAGCTTATGAGAATGGAGCGCCATCAATTATGGCTGTTCAAGCAAAACCTGCTTTACCAAGAAGAACAACTGAAACAGTATTACCAGCATATGACGCAACAACTGGACTTGGTGGAGCAAGTGGCGGCGCAACTGCCGATGATTTAATTTTTGATATTACTTCACCTGGCAAGCCAAAACAGGGAACATCTATTAACTTCTTTGTTTTAAATTCTTCGGGTACTGAAACACAAATTTTCCCCAATGCGGTTCAATTTTATGGATCAAGCATTACAACAGCTTTTTCCAATTATGAAGATACTGGAAGCTCAGTAAACTTAATGGCTGCTTTTATGAACCCAGCAGTTTCAAGTTACACATATAGTTATACTGTTGTGTCAGATGATAAAATAGAATTAAACGGATTTGATGCTGTAATTACACCAATTCTTGCTGGGCTAACATGTAGTGTTAGAATTCCTTCGCAAACATTTGATGCCAATGATATAGGGAAAAGTATAGATTTTCAAAATGCTTTAGCAGCAAATACTGGTAGATTTGCTATTTCTTCTGTGACTGATGCAAATACAATTGTATTAACAAGAAGTATTGGAGCATTTGTCAGTGAGACTTCTGTACAATGGCAATTATTGTCATCTACGGGAACATCACAAAGAGTTCTATTAACAACAGATCTTGCTCTTCCAGCCCAAAGAGGCTTGAAGGTAACTTATATTGATGAAAATGATTATGATTTTTATGATTCAAACTGGTCAACTGCGATTTCTAAATTGGAAACTCAAGACCTTTCTATTGTAACTGCATTTCCAACTCAAACTTATAGTGCCATACAGCAAGCATTAAGAGTCCATTGCGAGAGAATGTCAGCATCATATTATAAAAAAGAAAGACTAATGATCATGGGAGCAATTAGTGGACTAACTACTGCTAATGTTCTTGGAACATCAAATACTGCTGTTGAAGATTTGGGAGTTCTTGAGGGAATTCAAGGAGACTCTGCTGCAGAAATTTTAGCTGGAAACACTGAAGACTTAACGAATTATAGTGTTTCTGCAAGTTTTGGTTCTTCATTTCGTGTAATTTATATGTATCCAGATCAAATCTGGAGAGTAATTAGTGGAACAAGAACTACAATTGATGGTTTCTGGATGGCCGCTGCTTTAGGTGGTTGGTTTAGTGGAGTAACAAATATCGCGATGCCGGGAACATATAAAACATTGTCTGGTTTTACTATTCCAAATTCTAAGGTATATACTAGAGTTGTTCAAGATCAACTTGGACAAGCTGGAATCACATTGGTTGAACCAGTTACTGGTGGCGGAAGAATGATGCATTGTAAAACCACAACATCAAGTGGCTTGGCAGAAGAAGAAGAGCCAAGTATTGTGTTCATCAAAGATAGAGTGGCTCAAGTATTTAGGTCAACCTTCCTATCATTTGTTGGACAGCCAGAAGACCCAACACTAGTTCCTTCATTAACTGCTTTGGCAATTGGAACAATTAATGCTTTTATCTCAGAAGGAATTATTACAGATTTTAGAAATCTTACCATAGCAAGGGATCCTGTTGATCCAAGACAGTGGAATGTAACTGTTGAGTTACAACCTAATTATCCAGTTAATTGGATTTTTATCGATGTCAGTGTGGGACTATTAACTACATAAGGAGTTTTTTAAATGAAAAGAGAGATTGAAAATGAGATGTGTAAAATTCTAAAAAAAGCAATAATGCTTGAAAAAAAATATAAAAGAAAGAATCAAGAAGATCCTATGGGGAAGAGATATCAACCAAGCCAAGATGCTGCCATGTCTTTAATTCATGAAGTCGGAGAAAGTGTAAAATACCTTGGCTTAGTTTTTAAGATACTAGAAGAAGTAGGAGTAGAAAAATTGGGAGAAATAATCAAAAATAACGGCAAAAATATTGATGATTTACGTAGTAAGATTATGGATCTTAACAAAGATTGCCACGCCCTTGATTATAAAATTAAAAACTTTTTAGATGAAAATGTCGAGGATATTTTTGTGCTAAAAAATCTTTTAAAATAAAGGAAATTTCAAAAATGAAAAATGAGATAGAAAATGAGATGTATAAAATTCTAAAAAAGGCTAGCATGGAAGACGATTTTTGGGAAGAAGTTGAGAGGGAAAAAAGAGAAAAAACTCAACTAGATGATCTTCAAAAAAGATATACTGATGGCGAGTTTGGTGAGTTACCTAGGAAAGAATCATTGGACATTACACCCTTATTTAATGAATTAGAAAAATTGAGAAATTCTGTATTATTAAAAGCATTTGAAGGTAATGCATTGGAAGAAATTAAGCAAGAGTATATTAAAGAATCGGGCGAATTAGACTCAGATCGTTTAGAAATTGAAAAAAGAGAAATCGCAGATCTAATTGTTGGTATTAGAGCATTCAATCAGGTTCTAGATAACTTAGATAATATTTCTAATATTCATGCTTTGTTAGATGCTTTTGCATTATAATTATTTTTGAGGTATAAATGGCAGAATATCCGATAACAGGTTCTTCGTTAAATAAGAAAATAACTGCTGGGCTTTCAACACTTATAACAATAAAAGTTGGTAATAATCCAGTTGGAGCCTTACAGGCCATAACCATTGATCAGTCAAGACCCACTGTTAAATGGCAAGAAATAGGAACTGATGGATTTGTGGAGAATCATCCTAAAAATGCTGCTGAAGTAACTGCTGATGTAACAAGAATAGTTTTTGACGGATTGAGTATGACAGAAGCATTTTCAAGAGGCTTCTTTAATTTACAAGCACAAAGAATTCCATTTGATATTCTAATAATAGATCGACAGCCAGGCGATGATAACTTGGCGGTAGTTCACACACTTCATAGTTGTTGGTTTACCAAGTTAACTAAGCCATATAAATCAGATGATTATCTAATTACTGAATCTGCCTCGGTTGATTGTTTGAGGATAACAACATCAAGAATGGGAGAAAGTGCGGCAACAGGCGGAATAAGAGGTGTTGGATACGATTTTGACACGATAGAGAGAAAAACTGACACTAGAGGAATACCCGGAAGATTTAATTCTGCTGGATCAACATTTAGTAAATCATTGGGCGTTGACCCAATAATAACTGAAGCTAAGGCTTCTGGCGGCAAAAATTTTGGTCCTGGGCAAATATAAATGCCAAAAAAGATTATTTTAAATAACGAAAAAATTTGCCAACTCTATAAAACAGGTTTTTCTTCTGTAAAAATAGCAAAAGAATTTAAAATTTCTAAGCCAACAGTTTTAAGAAGATTGAAAGAAAATGGCATAAAAATGAGAAGAAATTGTTTTAAAAGACAATTTGATTTTGATGATAATATTTTTTCAGAATTTACACCAGAATCTTGCTATTGGGCTGGTTTTATCGCAGCAGATGGTTGTATTAGCAATGGAACTCTATCAATAGAATTAAATATAAAAGACGAGATTCAATTAATTAAATTTTGTGAATTCTTAGGAAGAAAACCACATTTTTATTATAGAGAAAGAAGAGGGCACAAATATTGTCATTTAGGAATAAGATCAAAGCAAGTGATAAATGATCTTAAAAATAATTTTAATATTATACCTAATAAAACTTTAATATTAGAAGCACCACATAGAATACCCAACTGTCTAATAAGATATTATATAAGTGGGTATTTTGATGGTGATGGAAGTATTAGTTCTTCTGAAAATAATTATAGACTTGTATTTGTTTCAGGAAACATAGAAATATTAAAATGGATAAAACGCTCAATTAAAGAAAGTGTTTCTGTTGGAAATCCCAAAATTCAAACAAGAAAAACGAATTGTTTTTGTTTAGAATTTAAGGGGAATGGGCAGGTTCCAGTTATTATGAACTGGATGAAAGACTTAAAAATTTACAATTTAAAACGTAAAAATATCAATAATTAGGAGGAGTTACAATGGTATCCTACCCAATAACAGGCTCAACATTAAATTCAAAGATTTCAACTGGATTATCTACACAGATAATTATCAAGGCTGGAACAGAAACAGTTGGAGCAATTCAAAACTTAGGAGTGAAGCAAAACAGAGGATTAGTAAGAGTAAAGGAGATCGGGCTTGATGGTGTTTTAGAAATTGCGCCAAATAAGGCCCCTGAAGTTGACCTTAGTGTTAACAGGATTGTTTTTGATCAACTAAGTGTTTCAGAAGCATTTGCCAGAGGCTTTGTAAATGTTAAATCTCAAAGAATACCTTTCGAGATTTTAGTAATTGATAGAACTGCTGGTGACGATTCGTTATCTGTAATACATAAGTTTACTAACTGTTGGTTTCAGAGTATAAGTGTTACATATAAGGCTGACGATTATATTATTGCTCAAGATGCAACAATATGGGCTGAAGATGTAAGCACAACAAGGAATGCCGAAAACGCCGCACAAGGTGGCGCTCGTGGCATCAACTATCAAATTGAAGAAAGAGAGCGTAACACGGATAAAGGAAGTTTTCGTGGGACAATGGATGCATCTGGAATTATTGATGCAGCATTTTCTAACTAAACCTACCTTTTCTAGTAATAACGCTTTCTTTTCAAAAGAAAAGGAGCAACACACATGGAAATAACCCACAATTCATTTGGAAAAGCAAACCCAAATAATCAAGAACAAGAAATGCCAAAAAATAACTTACTTCAGTTATTAGAACTAGGAAGAATTGAAGATGAAATTGAGATACAGAAAGTCTCATTTAGTCTTAGGACGCTTAGCGCAATTGAACTAAGTGCAATCTATAAAGAGTTTGGCGATGCCCTAAATGAAATCGAAAATAAAAAACCCGAAGACGCATTTGTCGAAAATAATTCAAATTATTTAGCATTAAGTACAGCTATTTTATCTCATGCTATCATGAGTGTAAATGGAAGACCAATTGAACAATTTGTTGAAAGCAGTGATGGTGAAGATATTATCGCACTAAAAAAGGATATTATCGCAAATTTTCAATGGCCAATAATTCACAGATTAATGGAATTTTATAATCAAATGGCAATTAAGGCAAATGCTGGATTCGGTGAAGAATTAAAAAAATAATAGAGGAGCCTTACCAGAGGCTCCGCTGGTTTATTTGTAAGACTTTAAAAATTCCTGTAGATAGTAAATTTTTTCAGAATATTAATAGTGTTCAATGGGCATGGTATGGAATGATGATTCAAGAAGATGAGAAAGAAAAGTTTGAGTTATTGAGAGATATGGCAGAACACAATGCTGCATTCCAAAATTCTGAAGGAGTAAAACAGGTGAGAGATATGAGAGAAAACGCGATATCTGTCCCAGATGATGACTTTAGAGATACCGTTAAAGAACTTTTTGGAAGAGATATTAGTTTGAGCAAGGAAGAAGAAGAGGCTAAGAGAAAAGTTTTGCCAAATATTTATAATGAAATAGATGAAGTAAAATTTGTACCATTTGGAGAATAATATATGGCTGACAAAGATATTATATCAGTATCTTCTATAGGTAATGCCGGTGAAGCCGGAAAAAAACTAAAAAAGGTATTTGGTGACATTGATACTACTACCATAAGTTTACTTGGTAATATTACTGGTGGATTTAGCAAACTAACCACGATATTAAAAGGGACTGGACTTGAATCCCTTAACTTGAAGAAGTCAATGGCTGATATGTTTGGTGGTGGAACTAATGGTGCAAAAAATTTAGCCACAACAGTTGCGGCGGTTTTACCTCCCGTTAAGTTTTCGCTAGTTAGAGATTTAATTGACCCAACAAAAACTGCAGCTGATGCCGTCAATCATATGGGTAAAGATGTTCAAGTTTTAAATAGCATATTAAAAAAATTAATTACAACTCAAAATATAGCTAGAACAGCAATTATGGCCACTTCTAATGGCACGGGTACATTTGCTGAAAAAATGAAGAATGCAACTAATATTGCGGAAGCATATCCAGCATCCCTCCATCGATCTGCAGCATCTACGGGATTTTTCACAACAGAGTTATTAGCTTTTGATAAAGCATCTAGAATGATTCCTGGTGCTTTTAAGGGTATTAACATTAGTGTTAGAGATTTTGGTGGTGTTTTAGCACGATCAACACTAACAAGTACTCAAATGATGGCAGTTGCATTAAGAGGATTAGGTTTTGAGGCTGGAGAAATGACTGGCCAATTTCAAAAAGTATATGCCGAGTTTGGTCAAAAAGGAAAATCAGCCGCACTATCTTTGGCAGAAATCAAAATGGCAACAAAAGGAACTACTGTTCATTCAAAATTGGCTTATGAGCAAATTTCTGCATCATCACAAGCTTTTGCAATTTTCGGAGGAACGGTTAGTTCGGCTGCTGAAACTTGGAGAGATTTTAATATGGCTCTAAGAGATACAGTTCCAGTAGGAGAAATTAATAAATTAGTTACTTCTGTAACTCGTGGAATTACTACAATGACCTTACAACATAGAGCATTTATTGCCCAAGTTAGTGGGGCTGCTCCTGGATCTGGTATGTTGGGCGGTGCCTTAAAAATGGAAATGGCATTAAGAACTCCAGAAGGCATGGGAAAGAATATGGATGCTTTGACGCAGACATTATCTCAATTTGCTGGAGGCAAAATAATAACACTAGAACAGGCAGTTGAAATGCCAGAACTTGAAACACAATTTGTTCTTCAAAGACAACTTCTAGGACAATTAACGAGCGTTCAGGGAAACGAGCAGCAAAATAGAATGTTGGAAGTTTTAAGTAACGTTCAAACTGGAGGAAGGTCTAGACTTGACGCATCAAAAGAAGTTGGAGACTTAATGAAAGGTGGAGTTTCATTACAGCAACAAGGTGTTACATTTTTAGAGAAAATTGCCTTTTCAACTAGACAATTTACTCATATATTTAATAATCATTTAAATAAACTTAACACTCCACTTTCGGCTGGTATGGGTGAGATCGCCAGTAATGCTGCAAAAACAACAAAAGGTAGAGAGGTGCCATTGATTCCAAAAATTGGTATTGGAAATATTGTTAAAAAAACATATGAACAAATGAAAAGAGATAACCCCAGACTGTCACTTCCTGGTGGTTTACCAACAAGAGAAGAATTGGGAATAAAAGGATCTTCGGGCGGAAAGACAGTAGGAACTTATCAGGCTCCTGAAACTCCAAATCTCAGAGGACAGAAAGTTCAAACATATTTCAGTGATCCTTTTTCAACAATTAAATCAGAAAGACTGCCAACTGGCCCAACAAAAACAGCATCAGAAGCAAGAGGACCAGAACTTGATTCATCTTTGCTGATATTAAATAAATTAGAAAATACTATAAGAGAAAATATAAATGTAATAGGCAAAGAAGCAAATACACCAATAAAACTTGAACTTACGTCATCATGTCCTGATTGTAACCAATCAAAAATGGAAAAATTGATGGGTGAACGAGGTGGTGTTTATAGAGGAGCTAATGTATGACACCAATCGATCAAAGGACTTTTCCGCCAGCATATACAGATACAATTGCTGGAAGTCAATCATCATCAACCCCAATTGAAAAACCTGCAATTCTTAGAAGGTATCCTGGAACACCAGATGGGAAAAGAATACGTCAACTTATTAGATGGAGAATACCCGCTCAAGGATATGTTGATATGTATATAAACCCTCAGAGTTTAAAAATTGATGAACGAAAAATTGTCAAACATCAAAGAACAAAAGGCGGTTATGTTGTTCAATATTGGGGAGAAGAGTTAACTAAACTTACTATAGATGGTTCAACAGCGGCATCTGGAATTGAGGGAATAAATGTTTTATATGATGTTTATAGAGCAGAGCAAAATGCCTTTCAAAAAGTTGCTCAGTCAATGGCAGACAGGTTAAAATCTTTTTCTGTTGGCAGTTCTGTTGCCGGAATGGTGGGATCTGCCTCTAAACAACAATTGGGTCAAGCAGTTGGCACTGCCGTTAGTGGTTTGTTTGGTGGATCTTCCACACCACCAGTTTTACCAACTCTTGGGTCATTAGCATTGGCTGTTGAATTATATTATCAAGGATGGGTGTTTAAAGGATTTTTTGAGAATTTTAGTGTAACAGAATCTGTCTCAGATGGTCCTGGACTTTTTAAGTATAATATGTCATTTATTGTAACAGATAAAAGAGGGACAAGAACTAACACTATGCCTTGGCACAAAATGGCAGGAATTAAAGATGCTAAAACTGGCAAGTATACACATTTTTATAGGTCTAATGGTGACGTTACTCCTATGAGTTTTGGAGACGAAAAATAATGATAATATTATCATCGCAAGCAGATGTAAATTTCGGTGACGGAATGGGTACATTTGGTAAGGTTATGACGGGATTATTTGATGGTGATCCATCAAATTCCTATCAGGGAGTCCCAGGAAGGAATAAGGCAACAGATTTAGCTTTGGGAGTTTTAAGTAAAATTTCTGGTAATACTGGAGAATCTGGCGCAAATTTTGACCCCAATTTTGTAGATTCAGGAAAGCAACTTGTTCCTGGTGGATCAATATCTGGGGGTAAGATCCCGCCATTAGAAAATGGTAATGTGAGAGAGGTATATAATCAAACTCCTCAGGCCAGTATTTTAATTAAAAAAAGAGCATTTTCTTCTCTTAGTAGTTTATATGTTCCAGCACTTATGGACCCAGATGAACTTTGGCTTTTCAGAGCAACAAAAAAGTTATTTGCCAGCAAGTGTTCTCAGGTTGCTGATGTCGAACGACTAACAAAGATAAGCAAACTTGTAGATCAAGGGGTTAGTACGGCGAGTTTAGTAACAAATCTCGTATCAAGTGTAAGTAATGATTTAATTGGTGATCTAGCAACAAGTAAAAATGCTGGAGATAAAATTGGTAGTTTTGCATTAGGTTCATTTATTATGGAACAAATTGCCAGGGCAAGATCTCCTGTGAATATTTCTACTTGGTTTCAAGATCAAACTCTTCCAGCGATTGAGGAAATAGGATTTGGAACAGGAGTTTTCGAATTAACCAACATAGTTAACTTTTCCACCTCTCTTAACATTGGTGGAGATGGGACATTTAATTTATCTATAGAAGATCCTTATAGCACTATGTTTATTACTGAAGGAGATATAGAAACGGCAATAAGAGACACTGTTCTTTCTGGTTTAATTAATATCGCCAATAAATCTGCTGGACTTGCATTATCATCTGCTCAATCAGCAGATAATAAATTATCAGAATCTAGAACAAGGAGAAATGTGGGCCAAATTTCATTTTCTATGAGTATAGGAAACGAACCGGCTGTTACCGCAACAATTGATACAACCGGATATAATTTAACACCAGATAATTTAGATAATGTAGAATCTCCACATGAATTATCAAATACTGAAAGGTCATTGTTTAATTCAGCATATAGTAATCTTACAAGTTATGCTAACTTATCGAAAAAAACATTAACAAGTGGCACTTTAAGTTTTAATAAACATAAAAAAAATGTTGAGTATGTCAGAAACAATATGCGATTTGCATATCTTGGGAAAAATATTATTCAGCCAATGGACAAGGTACATATTTTTGTAGATTCTGGGACAAGAAAATCTGGAGAAGAAGTAGACGTTTCTGGAGAAAATAGAAATATTTTAGATTTTGATGGCGCTGTGAATATGGCTAGTAGTTTGGGTCCAGATGAAACTGGCATTGATGAAAGTCTTTTAAAAGTTGAGTGGGAATTAAGCGGCAAGCAACTTCCTTTTGCTCAATTTAAAAAAATTGCTTCTACATATAATAGTGGAATACAAGTTATTTCAGGATTAGTAAAAAGTGTTACTGATTCTTTTAATGAAGGTGGATTAAACACAATAGCCGTTCAGGGAGTTACAGAGATGGAGTGGTTAAGGTTATCTCAATATAATGCTAAACCATCGTTAGATCAAACTCAGGGAATATTATTTGATCCTCTTACTCCGTTTGATTTTGAAACAGATGTTGCCACTGGACTTCCCATAGGTAGACCAAGACTTACTCAGGCCAACATTGATAGATTAAGTGGAAAAGCTCAGTTATATGCTCACAATGGTCCTTTAACTGGTACGGGAAAAATAGAAGTTGTTGATGATCTAACAAGAGATATAAGAAATATTAATGGAAGTAATATGGCATTAGCAGATCATGTTCCTGGGTTAATATATAAATGGAAAGAGGGAATTATTACTGCAACATATAATATGTCAACGGCTAATAAGTTTGACCAATCAAAAACATCTGCTGAACAATTAAGAAGAGATGTTGGTTTCTTTTGGACAAATACTGCGTTTGACAATATGGATGTTGCTAATATTTTAAGTGTTTTAATAACTGGTCAACCATATAATTATATTTCGTTTTTAGATAGTGCTGTTAGAAGTGGAACTTATATTCCTGATGCCACATTAAATGATAGTAGAGATTATTTTAGTGTGTTACAAGATGTACAAGGAACAATTAATGATGTACAAGGTAATTTCACGCCATTTAAAAGTTCTACAATAACCAGAAAAGAACTGGCAAAAATGGTTTTAACAAAACAAAAATTAGGATCACAGGCTGGTGAACTAACCCAACTAAGAAGGGAGTTCGCAAAACTAACTGATAGAAAATACAGTTTTCAATCTCCTTACTCTAAAAAAGAAGCTAAGCAAAATACTCCCAACAGGGTTGCCGCTGAGTTATCTGGAAACTTAGAAGTAAAAATTAAAAATATAGAAGACAGACTTAAGGTCGCAGAAAATGAGTTGGTTGCTTCAAACAATGATAATAGTTTATCCGACAATGTTAGTGTTTATGGAAATGATGTAACATTTAATTATGATAGTAATGTAGATGATAAAAATCAAGCAAAATTATTTGGAGATAATCTAATTCATGCTACATTAAAGAGAAAAGAGGATGTAATATATAATAGAGATAAAACATATTTTATTGTATCTGATGAATATGATAAAGATTATGACGTACAAGCATTTTCTTTAGGACTTAAAAAACAAGCTCCAGCAATGTGGGAAAGTAATTGGGAAAAAGTCTATGATCTATGTAAAAAAGCTGTGGACATATTAAATTTTGAATTTTTTGTAAACACACAAGGACATATAGAATTTAGACCTCCACAATATAATAGAACACCATTAACAGTTTTTGAAGCAATTATAAATTATGGACAACAAACTGGTGCTAACCTATTACCAGATTTTTTAAAGAAATTGTTTGATAATAGAGAAGTGTCTTTAATAAATCAAGTAATTGAATATGAGTGGAGAATAAGACTAAAGGCATCATTATTAGGAGCCACAAAAGATATCAAGGATGTTCATGAATTGCTAAAAAGTCAGGGACATGATATACAATTTATCAGTGTTAATAAAAATATTGTTCAAGCTGTAAATAGAGATGTTGCAATTGATCCTGGTAATAAAAAAATACTATTATCAAGAATTCAAAAAGAGAATGATTCTATATCTAAATCAAATCTTGGTTTGTTTAACCCACAAGCGCAATATAATTTACAAAGTTCAAAGGTTAAAACGATTTTTTCTTCAGACTCGGCTGATCCCAAGAAAAAACTAAAAGATTTTGGAAATGAAGCCGCATATAAAGAGGCCGTTGGGGAACTTTCAAAAATAACTGGAAAACCAACAAATTTATTTGAAGATTTCTCGAAAGTTAAAGTTGGGGTTTCAAGAAGTGGTATTATAACTCCAGCAACAGACATTGCTAAAATAGTTTCAGATATTGCTAAATTTGTAAGTCAAAGATCCAACACAATGAGATCTTTGGAAAGAGTTTTACAACAAAGAAGAGATATTGGAGAAATATCATCAACCGGAGGATGGAATTTTACAACAGGTGGAATAAGGCAGGCGTTAAACAATCCAGATGGTTTATTTGGGAGATTAATAGAAGATAATTCAAGAAATACTTTAGGTCACTTGTCAAAAGAAAGATTTGTAATTATGGATAAAGATGTTAAAACATCAACCTTTACAGAAGAGGCTCCAAAATTCACAACAGTCAAAGTAACTGGAACTGATCCGATTGTTGGAGAAGGTAACGGAAATATTGCTGGTGGAGTTCCACTTTATACTGCTTATGGTACTGATTTTGATACTTGGCGTCAATATGGCTGGAGATCAACTCAACCATTTGATAGACCTTTCTTTTGGAGTGCTGAGTTACAATGTGCTCCTTATGCAAAAATGTTATTATCAAGAGCAAGAAGAAATATTGTTCATGGAAGTTTAAAAGTGAGAGGTAATGAATTTTATCAATTAGGAGATGTTGTTTTTTACAATGAAAGACAGTTATTGTTTTATGTAGAAGGTGTTAGCCATACTTTTGATTATAATTCTGGCTTATTTGACACAAGCCTTACTTTAAAATATGGTCACCCGCCCGGTGTTTATATTCCATCTCCATTAGATATTATAGGTAAAAATTTATCAAATAAAACTGGGTCACAGACATCATTTAGAGTTAGGCGAGAAAGAAGCAGAGTTGACAGATTATTGGGTGTTGTTAAGTTTGATTCTGGCAAGCCAAATGATTTATTAGGTGGAACAAATGGCGCAAGAAATCAAAGTGTATTACAAAGAGCAGCTTCAATTGCACAACAAAGTATTGACCCATCAAAACCAACAACAAGTCAAAGACTTTATATAATGGGTTTTGGTAGTAGTAGTCAAGATACTCAGATTAATGCTGTAAAAAAATGGTTTTCTTCGCCTCAACAAAATCCGCCTCCTTCAATGCCGACAGGAACAGACATAACAGGACCATCAAGTTCTAAATTTGTAGTTGATCCAAAAATGATTAAAACTGAAAAAATTAATCAAACTATTGACTTAAGTAAATTATCTGCCTCAGAAAGAGATCTTATTAAACAGGGTATAGTGGCAAATAATGAGTCTTGGCTTTTAGATAAAACGCTAGAGACTGTTGTTGAAATAAGACTTAGACCTGTACCAATTAAAGGATGGCAAGACTAATGCATATTGGAAATTATCTTAGATTAGTTGCTGTAACAAGTGTTGATTACTCTCAAAATCAAATGGAGACAATTTGGCTTGATGATGGGGAAGATGGACCAACATTATCCATCCCACATCCTTTTGCTGGACTTGGAGAGGGGATTTTTGTTGGTATTCGTCCTGGTTCAATTGTAGTAGTAGATAGGGCGTCATATGAGAGATATATTCCATTAGCCACTATCCCAATGAGAGCATTCTCTTCTTCTGATATTGGTGATATTGATGATTTGGGCATTGACTCAATTCCTTATCCTGAAATCGACAGTGGAGAAATTTACATTCAAAGTGTTGAGGGTTCGGGAGTTTATTTAGACAATGTTGGAAATGTCCAATTTTTTAATCCTTTTGGAGAGGGCTCTTTTCTTGGCGGTGACAGTTCAAGAGCAACGAGAGTCGGAATAGATGTTTGTCCTCCCACAAAGTATATCGTTTCAGATTCTGGATTATTAGTAAATGGGCTAGTTAGAAGAGACACCAATCTTGAATCTCAGGAGGAATTTGAGTTAATTTCAGATCCATTATTAGATCCTCTTTATGAACAAGTTCTTGAAGAAGTTGGTAGAGATCCTACAAAAAATGTTGCTCTCATGTCGCCAGATCAACAAACATCTGCTAAAAATATAAATACCAAGATTTTTAGAAATCCTGGGCTTGTAGAAAGCAGACAATTAATTTTAGAATATGGCAGAGATTGGGCAGTATCAACAAAAGCAAATGAACTAAAAAGATTAAAAGAGGGAATTGTTACCAAAAAGAACCCAACTCATAGAAGTGAAAGAAGAAACAATGTTCTTGGGCTATCTTTAAATAATCCAAATGAACTTATTGAAATAGTTTATGGAACTTTGGTAGACTTTTTTGGAAGTCCACTAGACCTAAATAAGCATGTTTTACCAAGCTTTACAGCAAAAGAAGAAGAAGAATATTATGATAAGTTAGAGGCAAATGCTCGAAAAACTGTTGCATTTTTAAAAGAAATAAATACAAGAAAGGGTTATTCATATAGATCAGATGGGCCAAATGGGTCAATACCTAAAATTTTAAATGGCGCTCCTGATGTTAGTACTGCTGAAAATAACGCAAGAGATAGAAGTAAGTGGAGCATCTTAGTAGACAAAGAGGGTTTAACAAAATTAAATATTCCGGCCTCATCAGAGACAGGCAATGTCCCGGTATTAGCTCGCGCAGAAAACTCAAGTTCTGTAGATGTAGATTCTGATGGAAACGCAAAGAAAACCAAACCCAAAGATACACTAACTGTTAATAGAAATCCTAAAAAATCTCAGGATATTCATTTAGATCAAGTTGGACCTGGCGGAATAACAGTTTCTGGACAAAAATATAAAAATAGATTAGCTGGTGAAGATGCTGGTTGGATAGAAAATGGTAGTTCTGCAAAAGAGCAACCTTCTGAAATACAGGCTGGAATGGCATTTCATGATATTACAAAAACAGCGGCAGATCTTCTTAAAAAAGATGCTAATAGAAATGCTAGTGATGTTTCAGCAGAATCTCCACCAGCGGTGGCAGAAGATGGAGGCGCGGTAAAAAATTCTATAGATAATGTGAAACCATCTATAACACCTATCTCAGCTCTTAGAGATGAGGCGGGAAGAATTAATAATTGTCCTAATGCTGGCGGAAGAAGTATACAAGCAAATTTAGATGGGAACCTAGAACTATCAATAGGAGCGAATACAGTAGACAGAGTATCATGGATGCTTGATACTGCTGGAGGGATTGTTGCTAGATTAGGAAGAGACAGATATGGAAGAAGTGCTGTTATACAATCAGACGGCTCAGTTTTTCTTGAAGTTGGTGGTTATGATTATGTTGGTGAAAGTTCATCTGATAAAACCGATACAAGATTTTCTGGAGGAGGTACTTCAAGAAGTTCAGCGTTACCAAAAGACAAAGCAAGATTTAAAGCTGGTAAGGTTGTTATAAAAATAAAAGGTTCTACTACTACAGGAACTGCTGATCAAACAATTATCATAGACGAATCTGGAATAACTTTGGATTCATCAAAAAGAATAGATATAAATTCAAAAGGTGATTTAAATCTTCAAAGTAAAGCGGCTATAACAATTGATGCACCAAGAGTAAAATTTTTCAAAGGTGATATGTCAAGAGAAGTTATTAGATCGCAAAGGCCAATAACATAAGGAGAAAGAATGGTTTTAACACCACACAAAGACTTACAAAATCCAAAAAAAGATGAAAGAAAAACTTATAATCAATGGGTGAATAGCACTAAGTGTAAATTTCCGGGAGGAGGAACTCTCCAAGGAACTCCTCCCCCAGATATGGCAAACTTAGGTGATATTATTGCTGATTTACAAAGGCAGTTAAACATGTTTACTTCTATGTATGCTGTAGTTGTAGCCATAATTCAAGTTATAATGTGTATTATTGAAGTAATATGTTCATTAACTAATCCTTTTGCGCTAGTTAAATCTATAATTAAACTATTTGGTGTGTGTATTCCAGAATTACTTTTGGTGATTCCGCAACTAGCAGTTTTAGCATATATAATTTGTATGATAAAAATTATTACTGCTATTGTCACTTACATTTTAACTGTAATAGTTCCTTTAATTGCAAATATAATTACAAACATCGTTAATTTAAAAGAAGCAATTGTGGATGGCGATACTGATTCTTTAGCAGCGGTTGCCTTTAAGATAACATCTCTTATCAAAGAACTTCTTAATTTGCTGGGTGTTTTAGCCCCGTTAGAAGCAATAATTGAAATAATTAAAGCACTTCTTGGCATGGCTGTAAGTTGGCCTCCTTGTGATGATGATGATCCCTGTTGCGAAACATCTGTTTGTCCAGATGTTTTAAAAAATTATTATCTTGATGGGTATGATGGCGTATTAAAAACATATCTTTCTGGAGGGAGTTCATATGAAACA